ACTAAGGTCATTTACAAAAGCGAATTTTAAAACTAATATATTTTACATTGTTGTGAAACTATTTTGAACTTTAAGCGCAATATAATTAAGTTGTATTGTACATTTTGTCTATTAATTTCATAGCAAATTTTGAATTATTTATTTATTATCCACATATCAGATATAATTTTGTTTATTTATTGAATTTTAATTTATTTTTATAGTTACATTTTATTGTTAATTATTTGATATGTTTTTACTTATGTTGTTGTGCCTAAGCACAACCGTGGCTGCCGCTGGCAATTTAACTGCTAGCTTTATCTTTGATATTAAGCAGTCACCAAAAGATGATGTAGTCCTGTTAAATACTACACAAACTAAATGGGTCGCCATGACTCCGGACGAGCAAACAGCTTGGGCTAGAGCGATTGTGGCGACATACGACAAGGAAACAAAAAGACTCAAGCGAGAAGGTTTTGGACCCTGGGAATCCCAAGATACTTGGAATGAAAAGGGAAAGGGAAACTTAGTGATTTTGGGTAAACAAGTGGCTGATGTAATCAGCTTGATTGTGAATAAGTCCAGTGAGATTCTTAAAGACATTGCCAATGAAACGGCAACTATTATAGATGAAATTGAACATCCAATCCGCTTTTTATCTAAATCCAAAGTTGGAATTATCATAATGGTAATTGTAAGTCTCTGTTTGATGGCTGTAATTGTTATAGCTGTTGGACCAATCTGCAAAGCGCTAATTTTTATTGTTTCGTGCTTTTGGAAGCCATTTAGGTGTTTATTTAACACTACATGTTGTATTTATTGCTGGTCTACTACGCCTATACGGAAACTCAGAAATTCATTTATTGAAGCTAGAAAGACAAAAGAGGCTATGGATTCTCTCAGAATTTATACTCATGAGGGTGAGGCTCTAGAAATGTTACAAAGATCCTATTCAAAGGTTTTTACTGATGAACATGGTGCGTACATGCTAGCGTCTGACAATCATCGAGTTTATTTTGATAGTGCCACAGCTGTGGAGGACATTTTAATTTCCAAGACACTTGCTCCCAACACGAGAGAAACGTTGGGTGGCAAACACAAAGAAACTATGCTTGTCAGCTCCAAACTTTATAAGACAGATAAGTTGCCTGATTTTCAAGGTCAATTTGACATTGATGGGCAGATAGTAGGACACTTTGCAAGAGTACGATTTCAAGGACTAGATTGTCTTTTAACTGCATACCACGTATTGGAATATAACAAGGGAGCCTTGATTAGATTACGAAGAGGTGATAAGCTTGTAGATTTAAATACCATTGACGCTCGTGTGTTGGTGGCATCTCCAAGTACTCATCTAGATTATGTCATTATGCAAATTCCTGATTATGTTTTCGGCGCTTTGGGTTTGAAACTAGGCCATTGGTCAAGTAGAATCATGCCTAGAGAAGCTGTTTGCATACATCAATTATATGAAGGGAAACCATGTGTTTCCACTGCTGCTGTCAAGTTGTTTGAAAAGAAACCATGGCATGTCGCCTACTCAGCAAGCACCATTGTTGGATCATCTGGTGCTCCAATTTTAGATACCAGAGGTACTATTATTGGGGTTCATTTGGAACACGATGCGGAGACTTGCCTTAATGTAGGTGTTGTGCCACCAGTCTTTAGGAATAGCAGAAAAGAATCCCCAACGAGTGAGGATCTTATGCAACACCAAAGAAGAATGGTCTGGGAAGATGATGAGTATGATGAGCAGTATGATGATCAGGAAGATGATGAAGAAGGTGATCGATACAAGTATGCAGCAGAAGAGGAATTGGAAGAAAGGTACCTTAACTTCGCAAGAAGGAAAGGTGGCAAGAACTGGCAAGAAGATTTTGATAAAATTGACGAGCAAGCCTTATTGGACATGGAACAAGATGCTTCAGATGAGATTAAATATGGAGAAGGAGAAAATACCGCTGACGGATTTCGACTGATTCGATTAGCTCAAAGGAAGAGGGCGTCTTATAATTTAAAACATGGCATTTCAAATAGGTTTGGAAAAGAATCGATTATCAAAGAAAGTCCATGGACTTGCAAACGATGTGGTTGTCTACATTGGAAATTACAACATAATTGTTCCAAGTGTCAACTTAGTTTTGAACCAGCTGGAAGCAGGAAAGAGATGAAAGAGTTTATTGATTTACAAGTCAAAGCTCTTCATGATGATAAAAATGTTTTACCTACTGTTGTCCAAGATATTATTGCAAAGGAACTTAAAAAGGTATCAAAGCCCAAAGAAATTTGTGCTATGGTTGCCACTGCTTTAAAATCTGGGAAAATGGATGTGTATAGCATGCTTGAAATTCAGAATGTAGTTCAAAACACTGTGTATACCTGGGACCCATTTAATCAAAGATGGCAGATAATTTACCAGAGTGATGAAGGTGAGGATGTTCGTGTTCCTATTGAAGCAAAAACAGCCCATCATTTTCAACAAAGTGGTGAGAAAACAGCGGCTCAAATAGGGTGGAAGTCCTCATGTGAAGGAAATCCACAATGTAAAGCAAATCATCCTCGGGAGCGCAACAGCTCTAAGTTTGATTGTGAGTCACTTGTTAGAATCACCCAAGAGGACACACCAGTAGCGCCACAGGCGGACAGAGTTCGCTTGCAATGTGGTGCGCCAGTTTTAGAAGCTTATACTAAGTGTTTGGAAACTAGGCAAGATGAAGTTACCGGTCAGTTCTATACCAATGAAAGGAAAGTTGGTTCTGCTGCCTTGATTAAATTTGATGTTGTTAAAACACCATCTAACCATCCACACGGACTCCAAACCACGCATCGAACGAAGGATGCAGTGAGAACGCCTCGAGTCCGAAAACCAATTGTTGCCCCATTAGAGGAATTGGGCAATACAAACTTATATAGAAAAGAGACGGCAAAACCTCTGTCCAAGATGGAAGAGGAATGTTTAGATCAAATGAGAGAATTGTCGCCCATTCTAGAAGAGAAGGAGCCAAGCGAATCCTTTGTTTTGTTTAGAAGCAAGAGTGCCAGGAAGAGATTCAATAGAAAACAGCGTAATCTGAAGTCTATAGATTCCAAGAAAGAAACAGTTGTTTCTTTTTCTGAACCAAAACAAGAGGATCCTTTAAACTCCAACGCCCCAGCAATGACTGGGGCTTCTGTTACAACTGGACAGATCCAGAACCTTTCTCAGAACAAAGTGTCTGCCTCGGAAAGTCCATCTGCAAGTTCCACCCCTGCGCTAAAGATAAAACAAGCGAGAAGTGGGAAGCCCTCTGTAAAATCAAACCACAGTACCACAAGTACGAGTGGCCAGAGCGCTCCGCAGAAGCAGAGAAAATAAGTTTTAGGTTACAAGTAGATAGTCGCCTCCCGGGATGTAGGGTGCCTACTGCAGAAGAATTGGCAGAGTCTGATAAAAGACTACTGCCAAAATACATCTCACAAACATTACCAAGTTTTTGGAATTGTTATGACAGATCTTTGTATTCAAAAGTAATAGATGAATTGAAGACCCAGGTCAAGCCTGAAGCCAGTCCAGGAGTGCCTTTAAGTAGGATAGCTCTTAGGAACGATAAGCTCTTTAGCTACTTGGGTGAACAATTCAATGAAATGGTGCTTGATAGGCTTGAATTGCTTATGGGCACTTCATTGGAGGATATGAAGAATATGACGCGAAGAGAGTGCGTTGAAAGGGGTTTTATGGATCCTGTGCGGGTTTTCGTTAAGAATGAACCCCACAAGCTTAGTAAAATCCAAACTGGTAAGGTTCGACTTATTATGTCAGTTTCTATCATTGATAAAATGATAGAGATGTTACTCGCGAGACATTCTTGCAAAAGAAATATCGCCAATTGGAAAACAATACCTTCAAAACCCGGCATTGGTTTTAGCACAGATGATAATTATCATATGTGCAACCAGATGCAGCAGATCCTTTTAGATAAGGAGATGTGTGGTAGTGATATACAAGGCTTTGATTTTACAGTTGAAGAATGGTCTATAATGGACTATGCTGAGATGACAATTAAGTTAACTACAAACTATGGTTCAGTTGATGCAACTGCAACTTGGGCTCATGTATTAAGGGCTAAATCCCTATTACAATGTAAGCCCATATTTCAGTTTTCCGATGGAACCTTAGTTTCCCCCAATTACTTAGGAATAGTTTGTTCTGGGGGTTATAGAACCAGTGATGGAAATTCCATAATTAGAGTCAGACTTGCAGATTTGTTAGGAGCCCATGAGGCTATGGCTGCAGGTGATGACTGCTTAGAGCAGAAGATTGCGAATGCCAAGGAGAAATATCTAGAATATGGATATAGACTTAAGGCATATGATAATATAAATGATTCTGGCGGTCCTGATGGACAAGGAAGGACCTTTGAGTTTTGTAGCCATCTCTATTCACTCGATACTTATGAGGCGCAGCCTATGAATATTGAGAAGATGGTTATGAACTTGTTGCACCAAACTCCTAAGAGTTTTCTGGAATACAAAATGTTTATGGTCGGATTTTTAGATGAAGTCAAGAACCATCCAGATTGTGTGACAATTTTACAAGACTTGATCGACGTGGGTTTTTATGAGGTGGAGGGGCCTCATTATATAATACCAAGTGATGCCTAACAAGCAAAACAACAATTCCCCGAAACAAAATTCTGGCAATCGGAACCAGAATAAAAAGAAAAATCCGATGCCTAAGTCACAAAAAGCGAAGTCTTTTCAGCTACCTTACAAGAGCAAAGCCAACAATATGATGGTCCAAGCTCCTGGGGTTTCTAACAATAAGATATCCCGTAAACAGCCATACAAAATGTTGCAGAATGCACGCCCTAGGGTGTCAGCTGCTGGTATGGCTTTTCTTAAGTGTGCTTTTGCCCCGCCTGATTTTTCAGGATCAGATGTAAAAGGAGTCCCTGACTCCTTTGAGGGCAAGAGCTTAGTTAAGAAGCACCGCTTTATTAGCGACTTCACCTTTGCCGCAGGTAGGGACACCTACTTTCTATTATTGCCTGTTCCAGGCTACGCTTACTTTACCACTAGTGTAGCAGCAGGTTCAGCTATACTCCCAACAACAGCTTTTGTTGGCGTGCCTTATTCAGATTTTAACAATCTGTTTAATTCCGCAGGAGTACCATCTGAATCTTGTGCTAACATAGTGGACAAGTTTCGATTTGTTTCGAATCATTTTGAAATGGTTCCAACAACTAACGCAATGAGCTGGACTGGAAATGTTCAAACTTTTAGGTTTCCTTTAAGTATGTTCATAAGACAAAGCACAGCAACCACAACTGGAGATCTTTGGTCTGTTGCTGGATTACAATCCATCAACGCTACCAATGCTGATCAGTATACTGGTCCCTTTAATTTAGGCTGCTATACAGCCGCCTATAATACAGGTAATGGCTTTGCCTTCAATTCAATACTAGAGAGAGTTGTGTCTGTCCCTACAACTGTTGGCTTAGGTGATTTTGGCCAATTGTCTGGCTTAATTGGCTTCACAGGCCTAGATGCAAATTTTGATGCAGTTTGCATAAAGGTCTCTGGAGTCGGTTCCAACTCTTTGGATACTTGTATCCTTAAGACTTGGGCCTGCGTTGAGTATCAATCTCTCGTGGGTTCCAGTGTCTATGAGTATCAAACTTTTTCTCCTTGCGATCCTGTCGCTTTAGACATGTATCGCGCAATAATCAAGGAACTTCCCATTGGCGTCTCATTTATGGATAATGAGGGCTTTTGGATGCGTGTTCTCAATATTGTTCGCAGAATTAGTGGAGTTGGAGCGGCTGTACCTGGGCCTTATGGTGCAATTGCATCTGGGGTTAATATTGCTAGTAATGCTCTATATGAACTTACACTCTAGTGACTTTGGCAGTTTATCAAAACTATAAATTGATAGGAAGGAAAACCTCAAACCCCAGTGGTACAGACCTCTTACCTTTTGATAGAGGGGTGGACCAATGCTTGTGAAGGAAAGACACAGTTCAAAATCAAACCCAACTCTTAAATAGCAAACTAGCATGATGTGCTAGCTAATGTTGTCTATCCATTCCTTTTAATTAAGGAGGAGCTGACTTCAGGGCGTGAGTTCAGGGGTTGCAGTGTTCCTTAATCACTGTCAAAGGCTAGAAGCGCTGATGCAAAAAGGTGCCATGGTCTTTGGGGTGTTTCACCAAGTGTCCTGGGTAGGACATCAAATACAAAACTGCCTCTCAAGGAAAAGAGTAAACCCTTTAGTCTGCCAGCCAAGTTTTTCTACTTGGGTTGGTTGTACTATACCAGCAGATTTTCAGTCTAGGTCGACGCCCAGTGGGGTGCCCTAGGTTGATACTGAAGCAATAAAATGCACCTGTTTAGATAGCTTGAACTGTC